CGAAACATATCTAAAGCTCATAAAGGAAAAAGACCCGGAATGGATATCTCGTTACATTCGTGGTGAGTGGGGATATAGTGATGCAGCAATCCATACAATGCACCGGGAATCGTTGTTAGAGCCAACAGCAGAACTGTTATCGAAGATAAAAAGTAAGGGCAGTCTGCATCGTATTCTGGATCATGGAGATTCCGCTCCAACTTGTTGTTTATGGATGGCTGTTCTGGATGGCAATATCATATTTTACCGCGAATATTATGTACCGGGCCGCCCGATCAGTTATCACAGGAAAGAGATCACAGCATTAAGTGAAGGAGAGGAGTATTCAGCTTCTTATGCCGACCCTTCGATCTTTAAGAAAGCCAGCCAAAAAGACGGTGGGTTCTGGAGTGTTGCGGAAGAATATCAGGACGATGCAATCAACGCCCCCGAGCTTTATTTCCTACCAGCGGATAACAATGAGTTCGCAACTAGGAACCGCATTAACGAAGGGTTGCTCATCTCTGAAAGAAACGCTCATCCGGTTACGGGAATCCGACCGGCTCCTGGTATTTACTTCGTTAAGAAAACGCCTGATTATCCCAATGGCTGCTCTCATGCTTATCAGCAACTTCAGGCACAGCGAAAACTCTTACTTAGCACAGTTAACGGGAAGAACTTCTACGCAGATGACCGCGACAAGAATGTAGTTGACCACGCGTATGATTGCACGAGATACGGTATTGCCATGCACGGATCGAATAGGCCCACTGAGAAGAAGCGGCCCCCGGTTCGTAGTTTCGCCCGGTTTAATCAATTTCTAGCATTACAGATGTCGAGAGGTCCACAAGTTGGCTGAGAATATTTGGGATCAAAAATTAACGGTGGGCGAGGACGGGAAGCGGATCTGGGAACATGAGTTCGAGATTCCTAAGATTAACCGTTACTTTGAGGGCAAGCAATGGAAGAATCCTCAGACGCCAGCACCCGTCGAACATCCATATACTCTGAACTTAGTACAATCCACGATTCGTATTAAGCTTGCATCATTGTGCTTTCACAATCCTAAATTCATCCTGACCCCTGAACCGGGAATGGCAAATTGGAATCTTGACAGTGCTGTAAAGATGGCACAGCTTAAGCAAGACGCACTTAATAGCCAAGTGGGAATTAAGAGATTACGTTTTGCAAAACAGATCAAACGGTGCTGTCAAGACAGTTTCTTCCAGTTCGGAATCATGGAAGTCGGGCACGCAGCGGATTATCGAAATCCCCTTGCTCTGGCACCATACGGGACCGAACCTAGTGCTTATGGGGAACCAGCCGAGGGCAAGATCATTGAGCCCGAGGAGTTAACAGTAACGGAATCCCTGTATTTCAAGCGCGTCAATCCTACCAGATTCATAACTTGTGTGACTGATGAACAGGACCTTGAGGATATTGAGTGGTACGGATATTGTGATTACTATTACACAACACAGCTTGAGAAGGTGGACGGGATTGACAAAGCTAAGATCCGCGAGGATTCATACTCCGGGTCAGTTTCAGGAAGCAGAGCTATTAGTACCGTAGAATTGACAGACCAGCTACGGGCCATGCTTCGTGAAGGGCAGATAACTAAGGTTTACCATGTGTTCGATAATGTTGCGAAACAACGACGGCTCCTCAACTCTTGTGGAGATGAATTGTGGGCAGAGCCATTTGAACGAGGATTGCTGGACCTTAGATGGATGTTTCGACAAGAAGGGTTTTATCCTATACCACCAGTTTACTCTTGGCTTTCTCCTCAGGATGAAATTAATGAATCTCGCCAGCAGATGCGGTCATACCGGCGCCGATTTACCAATAAGTACCAAGTATTGAAAAACAAAGTTGACACGGAAGAAATCGACAAATTTACGGCAGGTGGCGAAGGAACTGTTGTCGTTGTCAAGGAAATTGATGCCCTTCGTGGAATCACAAATCCGAACCAAACACAGCAAACTACAGAAGACTTCGTGGTCAGTAAAGATGATTTCAACCAGATGTCTGGAACTTCGGCTGAAGCAAGAGGTGTCGCAGATCAACAAACGGCAACGCAAAGCAAAATCATAGCTATGCGGGCCAACATTATTGAATCCAGTGAATTATTGGATTTCGGGAACTTCGTTGCGGACTGTGGACGGTATGCTTTGCTCACTATGCAAGAGAAGTTCGAGGCTCCTATTTGGGTGAAATTAACGAAAGACCCGCAGGTACAATCTCAGGTATCACCGCCTGTGCCAGAAGAACAAGTCATGGCCGCGGAATACCAGCAGGTCTATGCGTCGCAACTGATGGACGGGCACGATTTCAGTATTCGGCTGGATGTAACAGATGCCACGCCCGCAGCACTACAGCAAGATCAACAAGCCTTCCAGCTTTTCAATTCTCTGCTTATACAGTTTCCTCATCTTGCAATGGATGGCGACTTAGTAAGAGAGACAGCATTTAAGAGTGGCTACAGGAATGAGAAAGTTATTCAAAAGATGCAGTCAGCTATTTTAGCGCAGCAACAAGTTCAACAATTGCTGGAAGAACAGAAAAAGGCGGAAGGTGGAGGCCAAGCCGGTGGAAACACACAACCTCGTCAAAAACAACAAAATACGTCTAGTGGTGAAAATCCCGCAAACGCAGCAAGAGCACTTGCAGGACAGTTGGCTACTCCCGGCGACCAGCAGATTACCAATCAACTTACTAACCAAGTACAATGAGGCTATTGACCGGCGCAACGAATTAATAAGGACGGGGAGTTACAAAGACGTGAAATATGTTAAACCCCGGCCCGGTTTTCAAGGCTGGCGTGGTAAGCCATTACAGGCGGAGCGGCCCGAAACAAGATTGTTGAGTGAATGAAATGCCACTGAAATCAGGATCGAGCAAAAAGGTGATTGGCGAGAATATCGCTACGGAACGAGACTCAGGAAAGAGGCTAGCTCAGGCTGTAGCTATTGCCATGAGTAAAGCTAAAGCTACGAAAAAGAAAGGTTCTTAATATGTCTGACCAAACTGCTATTACAAATTTAGATGATGCTATTTCTCGGGCGGCCGGGAATATGGATTCGGAGGCAGGAGAAGCGCCTGTCACTGACGGCGGGAGTCAAGTTGATAAAAGTCAATCTGCGGCTCCCGCTGAAAATAAAGAATCCACGCCGCCTCCCGCGCCCGTAGTTGATCCCGTCGAGGCTTTCTTAAAGTCCAAGGGTATTGACAAAGAGGCATTTGATAACGCTGTCAATCTCTATCAGGCCGTAAATGATGAAAAGCGGGCCGGTGGAGTTATCAAATATCTACAAGAGAACTGGGAAGCACATCAGGGTCGAAAAGCTGCGGAACCCACAGTTGTTGATCTCGTCAAGGCTGAATTGGGGCCTGAGTTCTCAGATTTCGCGGAGAAGATTGCGCCCGCAATTGAGCGGATCGTAGATAAGAAAATGCGGCCCGTACAGGCGAGGTTCGCACAGACAGACCAAGCCGCAGCAACGCAATCGAATTTACAAATCACACAAGAATTTGCAAAGGAATTCATTGGTGAGGACAACTTACCAGATCACATTGCAGATGAAATGACCCGACTTGTTGCTATTCTGCCCCCTAGTGGAAAGATCCCAGTTAAGGATTACATTAGATCTATCGGGCAGATGGCATTACAAAATCTCAATATTGCTCCTAAATCAAAACCTTCTTCTACTCCAAGGCCAGCAGCGCCACCTTCTCCTATTAGCCGTTTGGCTAAATCAGCAGCAAAACCAAGTGAAGGTGTATCTGCTGCACCAAAAGACATTTCCCTCGATGAAGCCATTAAAATGGCTGATGCTAACATTGCGGGAAAAAGTTAATTTCAGATAAAGAGAGGGCCTAAATTATGGCTATGGTATTTGGGGACGTAGGGGCACCGAGTCAGATTACTGTCTACTTGGACTCCTTGTTTTCTCAGTCTCTTAGTTTGTATCGCAAAAAACTAACGGACAACATCGGCGCGATGAATGCTATTCTGTACGAGATATTGCATTCGGACGCATATGAATCGGGCGACGGTGGAACTGACATTCGTGAACCTATTATGTACCAGTTGGCTCCGGCTGACTCGTATGATGGGTACGACGAATTGTCAACTCTGCCCGTCGATGGAATCACTCAGGCTGTATTTGAGTGGCGTCAGAAGGCATCGCCCATTGTATATGCAATGAGTGATGTGTTGAAGAATTCTGGACAAGGTCGTCTTATTAACTTTGTCAAGTCCAAGATTCAGCAGACGGAACTCGGCTTGCAAGAATCTTGGGCGCAGGATTTCATGCATGGCAACCAACCAAATGGGGGCCTGCTTTCTGATCCTCGGCAGTCTGGTGTCAACGGGTCTTTGTCAATCAACCCGATTAGCCAGATCATCAGCTATAATACCACGACTCTTTCTGTGGGAAACATCGCTGAGAATCTCTACCCGTGGTGGAAGAACCAGTCATTCACAAGCACGGCTACTACATATTCGAATTACATTTATGAAATCACGAATATGTATAACACCTGCTCTTTGGGAACGGGCGGGCCTCCAACAGTACTTCTGGCGGATCAAGTAAGCTACCAGAATTACATTCACGCGTATTTCTCGCAGTACAAGGCCAATCCCGATGCGCTTGATTTTTCATATCCTTTCGAGGGTAAGAAATTCATGAAAGCAAAGATCATCATGGATGACAAAGTCCCTGATGTCTTCTCGGGCAAGGCACCTGTAACCATCGGTGGTATCGGCCAGCCGTCTTCGTTAACTTGGGGATCTATCTATGCTGCAAATACCAAGTTCATGAAGATTCGTTATATGACGGGCCGCGACTTCGAGATGCTGACTGATGAGCAAGGCAAAACATTCGCCAAGCCTATCAATGGTGACAGCCGTATTGGTCATCTGGCATGGATGGGTCAGGTCACAACTAACAATCGTCGCAAACATGGTGTTCTGGGCAAGATCCCACGCCAGTTCGCTAGCTAAGAATTCAGGAAAGATAAGGAGACTAATCAATCATGAATTTCAAACGCGTTGGCGATAAGGCTGAGAAAATCTTCATTCCGGTGAAGAGCGATGAACCGACCGCAACTATGAAGTT